TGGCTCCCTCTACGTTTAACGCCGTTGTTAGCGACACGGCCACCGCTCTGGATTCGCTCTTGGCTTCAGCCGTCTTTCTTGCTACCATACAGGATAGTGCGGTAGGGGCGGATGTGATACTTGCTCGGTTCTTGTGGGAAATCATCAATGACTCACAAACGGCAAATTGGACCGAAATAAACAACTCACAATCTACCACTTGGCAGGTCGTGAAAACCCAATCGTAAGAGGCACAAATGGCACTCGTAGTAAAAGACAGGGTACAAGAAATAACAGCAACCACCGGGACGGGCACTATCACGCTTGCCGGGGCCGTTCTTGGGTTTCAGACTTTTGCCACGGTTGGTAACGGTAACACCACGTACTACACCATCGTAGACCTGACCGCAGGTGACTGGGAAGTTGGTATTGGTACGTACACCTCATCAAGTACGACTCTATCTCGTGACACCGTGTTGTCTTCCAGCAATGCAGGGGCGTTGGTGCCCTTTGGTATTGGCACAAAGAACGTCTTTGTGACCTACCCGTCCTCGCGGTCTGTGTACAAAGACTTGGCGGATGTTTACACAGTGCAACAAGCATTTGATGCGCTTACTGCCAACTCCATAGCCCTGACGTCCGGCACAATTACTACGACCCCAGTTAGCAATACAGACATTGTTAACAAACAGTACGCTGATGCAATTGCGTCTGGTATTCACTTTCACGAAGCTGTAGGGTATGCGACTACCGCAGCATTACCTGCTTGTACATATAACAACGGCACATCTGGAGTAGGGGCAACGCTTACCGCAAATGCCAACGGCGCTTTGACGGTTGATAGCTATACGTTCACTTCGCCTGCGGATAACGGTACGCGTATCTTAATCAAGAATCAAGCTGCGCAAGCAGACAACGGTGTATATACGTTGAGTCAAGCTGGCAACTCATCTCCCGGTGCGCCTTTTATTCTGACTCGGGCAACCGACTTTGATACCGCTGGAACCGGAGTTGACCAGATTGACGAGGGTGACTTTTTCTTGGTGACCAGCGGCACAGCAAATGCCAACACCGCTTGGGTACAGCAGACTGCACCCCCTATAGTTGTTGGCACAACAGCGATTGTTTTCCAGCAGTTTTCTGCGCCAATCACGTACACGGCGGGTACAGGGTTGAATGAGTCCCCCACCTACACGTTCAACATCGCTAACACTGGGGTAAGCGCAACAACCTACGGCTCCGCAAGTTCTGTCCCAGTCGTGGCAGTCAACGCCCAAGGCCAGATTACTTCGGCTACCGACACAGCTATTGCCATTGCCGCAGGGGCGGTGTCTGGTCTTGCAGCTTCAGCTACCACGGACACGACCAATGCAAACAACATCACCTCTGGTTCGTTGGGTACTTCAAGGCTCACGGGTTCTTACACGGGTATCACTGGGACGGGGGCATTGGCTGCGGGTTCGTTGGCTTCAGGCTTCACGGCAGTATCGGCTCCTCTGGGCGGCACTGGGCAAACCTCTTATGCCGTTGGCGACTTGATCTATGCAGACACAACCACATCGCTGGCCAAACTTGCAGACGTAGCCGTAGGCAATGCACTGATCTCTGGGGGTGTAGGCGCGGCTCCAAGCTGGGGCAAGATTGGCATGGCAACGCATGTCAGCGGCACGCTTCCAATTGCCAACGGCGGGACAAACTCTACGGCCACCCCTACCAACGGGGGCGTCACTTACGGTACGGGTTCCGCACAAGCGTACTCTGTGGCGGGCACTTCTGGGCAGGTTCTCCAAAGCAACGGCGCAGCAGCCCCCACTTGGCTTGCTCAATCTAGCATTGCTGCGGGTTCGGCTACCAATGCAACCTTTGCCACATCAGCAACTTCGGCTACCAACGCAACTACGGCCACAAATGCAACTCTGGCTACTACGGCTACGCTGGCAACTCTTGCCACATTGGCCACTACGGCTACGCTGGCTACAACTGCAACCACAGCAAACGCCACCGCAGCGGCTTTGACGGCGGGGACGTACATCACAAGCGGCGGTACTTTCAACGGGTCAACTGCCCGCACGTTTGCAGTGGATGCAACCACCACCAACACCGCCAGCAAAGTTGTGGCGCGAGACGCTTCGGGTAACTTCAGTGCAGGTACGATCACTGCCACTTTGAACGGCGCGGCCTCTTCAGCTACCAACGCAACTTTTGCCAACAGCGCTACCAACGCAACCTTTGCTAATTCAGCTACTAATGCAAGCGCTGCTACCAACGCAACTTTTGCCAACAGCGCTACCAACGCAACCTTTGCTTCTTCTGCCACCAACGCAACTTTTGCATCTTCGGCTACTAACGCCAGTGCAGCGACCAATGCAACCTTTGCTACAACAGCAGGTAACGGCGTTACAGCAACCTCCGGTTCACCGGCCTATTACGGGGCAAGGGCATGGGTAAACTTTAATGGTACAGGTACCGTGGCTATTCGTGCAAGTGTAAACGTGTCTAGCATTACTGATAACGGTACAGGCGACTACACGGTAAATTTCACAACCGCAATGCCTGACGCAAATTATTCTGCAGATATTGCAGCATCGAATAGTTCGGGTAATAGTGCAACGATGGCATTCTTGGCATGGCACACAACCGCACCAACAACCTCTGCGGCGCGTTTCAGAACAGCCAACGATGCGGGTACTCTTTTTGATATGCCGTATGTTTGCGTAACCATCTTCCGTTGAAAACCATGCACAAACGAATCATTTACCCAACTGACGATGGTGGTGTAGCCATTATCATTCCTGCCCCCGCCGCAAAGCGGGAGGTTAACGTGGCCCCAGAAGGCGAAGAGCCGATCTTCGTGGTCGAGTCTGATGATGATTTTTTGGCATGGGTTGCGTCTAAGGATGTGCCTGCGGGTACGCCGTACAAAATCATTGACGTTGAAGAAGTGCCAACCGACCGCACATTTCGCAATGCTTGGGAGTATCAAGAATGATTGTTGTTAACCCTGACAAAGTAAAAGTAATTGCGCATAAAAAACGCCGTCAAGCCCGTGCGGAAGAGTTTAAACCCCACGACGACATAATAATGAAACAGATTCCGGGGGATAGCGCTGCCGTAGCAGAAGCCGCCCGGCAAGCCATTCGTGAAAAGTACGCCGAGATGCAAACCGCCATTGACGCTGCAACCACGCTGAGCGAGATAAAAGCAGCAATAATAAAAGTTGTTCAATAAGGAAAACCAATGAGCACATACTCGTCAAATCTTCGGATTGAACTGCCGACTAGCGGAACCCAGGCTGGTGTTTGGGGAGACACGACCAACAACAATCTGGCGTATATTCTAGACACCGCTGTCAGTGGGTATCAAACAGTCAGCGTGACTTCTGCCAGCCAAGCTCTGACGTATACAAACGGTCCAACATCCACAGCGGCGAGTAATCAAGCTGTGTATGCCATGTTGCGGTTCACCACCACGACTGGGGCAGCTTTTGCTGTCTACGCGCCCCCTGCTTCCAAAGCGTACATCATTTGGAACAACAGTGGTTACTCAATGACCATTTACAACTCGTCTGTAATTGGTAACACCACAGCAGCGGGTACGGGGGTTACGGTCACCGATGGCTCCAAGGTCATGGTCTGGTCGGATGCAACCAACTTCTACGAACTACAAGCAGCCAATCTGACGGGTACGTTGGCCGTTGCCAATGGTGGTACAGGCGCAACCACTGCGGCAGGAGCAAGAACAAATTTAGGTTTGGTCATTGGTACAAACGTACCTTCTCCCACGGGTACGGGTGCATCAGGTACTTGGAGTATCAACGTCACGGGTAGCGCGGGTAGCGCCACAAACGCAACCTTGGCCACTACCGCAACCTTGGCTACTACAGCCACTTTGGCCACTACCGCTACTCTGGCTACTCTGGCCACGCTTGCAACCTTGGCCACCAGTGCAGGGTTTGCAACCAGTGCGGGTTCGGCTACCAACGCAACACTGGCTACTCTGGCCACACTTGCCACTTTGGCTACTAGCGCGGGTTCGGCTACCAACGCAACACTGGCTACTCTGGCCACACTTGCCACTTTGGCTACTAGTGCTGGTTTTGCCACCAACGCAACCAATGCAGTAAACGTGTCAGGGACAGGCACTGTGACGGTTGCAAACTTGGCCACCGCCGCCATACCAATTGGTGCAAGTCAGACTTGGCAGAATGTAGCCGCTAGTAGAGCCCTTGATGTTACGTATACCAACAGCACGGGTAGGCCAATTCAAGTTGCAATTTCATTGAATAACTCTTCTACCTCAACATTTTTTAGTTTTTACGTAGACGCTGTTGTTGTGTCTTCCCAAGGCAGAAACAGTAATTTAAACAACGCAGCATTTGTGTCCGCTATTGTCCCTAATGGAAGCACGTACAAGGTAGACACTGTTGTTGGCGGAAGTGGGTTTACATTGGGTTCTTGGACTGAACTTCGCTAGGGGTAACAAATTGATCCGATCACGGCATTTGCACTTTGCAAAGGAGCCTATGAAGGCATAAAAGGGTGCATTGCCGTTTATCAAGACCTGAAGAAGACAGGCAACGATCTGACAAAGATCACAGGGGAAGTCAGCGGAGCACTCTCAAAGTTTTTCAGGGGCCATGCAGAGTTGGAGGCCAGCCATGAGAAGGCGCAGTATCAACGCGAAGAGAACCAAAAGAAGGGGATCAAAGACGACCTTGCCACACAAGCCATAGACAATGTGATGTATCTGCGGCAGACCAAGCAGTTTTATGCCGATCTTGAGAGAATGGTGCGCTGGGAGATGGGTCAACCAGACCTCTGGCGTGAAATCGTTGAAGAGTATCAAAAGCTGTTGGATCAGAAATCGGAGCAAGCGGCACGGGAGTTGCACGAAAAGCGGGTGAAGGCATGGCGGCGACAAAGATTAAAAAATCAGATACTGGACAGGGTGCTAGAAACGGTGCTGGTGGTTTTCGTAATCGGATACCTGATATGCCTAATGTGGATAATCAGTCTTCATCATCGGGGTCGATTGGATACATTCTTGTCCTGATCCTGTTTGCGTTGGTCTTTGTGCTGGTCATCCCTTTGGTTGGGATGCTGTATGTGGACACGATGGTTGTGAAGCGAGAGGCCAAGGCCCAGATGGAGAAGGTGGAGAAGCTGCGTAAACAGGTTGAAGAAGATGCCAAACGAGAAGCCGAACCCAGATGACACCTTGAGCAAGGTGCTGGCCTATGTGGACAGCCCGTTTAAACTGATCGCTATCCTGGTGATGGGGGTTGTGGCCTTCTCAGGGTATTTTCTTTGGCAGAACCAAGATTTATTGGTGGGGGCATATCGGGAGAACCAGAAGATGCCCTCCATTGCAGAAGACAGAATTGAGGATGCGGCCTCCCATTTGTTTAAGCACACCGGGGCGGTGGTTGTGGCGGTGTTCAAGGTCAACCCAATGTTTGGGACTCGGGTGCTACACAGAGCCTACACAAAAGAAGGTCGGGACAAGATCAATGACGGGCTGGATGTTGGACTGTTTACATCCAATGCAGCCAACAACAGGGATGTGGTGGCGCTGATGGCGGGAGAGATAACCTGTGGGTCTTACACCCAAGCGCAGAGCGAGATTGGCCTTTGGTACATTGAGAAGGGCATGGCCTTTGGGTGTAGAGTGGGTGTGCCGCCTGACCCAAGTAGGTTCATCGGACAGATCACCGTTGGATGGACCGAACAACCCGAAGACATGGAGAAGATTAACAACCTGCTGCTCATAGCGGCAACAATGCTTTCAAGGAGCAAACAGTAATGCTGACCCTATTTTCGACCCTAATCTCTTTCCTGATGGGTGGCTTGCCCAAGCTGTTGGAATTCTTTCAAGACCGCAGTGACAAGAAGCATGAGATGGCTTTGGCCCAGCTTCAGATTCAGCGGGAGTTGGAGATGCGAAAACTGGGCTTTGAGGCCCAAGAGCGGGTCGAGCATATCAAGTCAGAGCAACTGGAGATGGAAACTAAGTCCAATGAGAAGCAAGCCCTGATTGGCGCTCAACAGGCTGAGATGCAAGCCATATACGCCCACGACACAAGTTTAAACGAGGGCACAAGCGTCTGGATGAAGAATCTGAGGGCATCGGTACGGCCAGTCATCACCTACGGCTTCTTCCTGCTTCTGGTGGGCATTGACTGCGCTTTGATCTGGCACGGCTTTACCAACAGTGTGGGCTTTGTGGAAATGGCAAAACAACTGTGGGATGACGACACCCAAGCCCTGTTCGCCTCGATCATCGCCTTCCACTTTGGCGGCAGGGCGTTCGGCAAATGAATCTCAGCCCAGAGGCCATCAAGGTCATCTGCCACCACGAGGGCATTCGGTACAAGCCGTATCGGTGCCCAGCCCTGCTTTGGACAATAGGAGTTGGACATGTACTTTACCCAGACCAAGCTAAGATACCAATGGATCAAAGAGGAGCTTACCCGCTTCGCCCAGAAGATAGCCGCACGTTTTCAAAGGACGAAGTAGATGGGATTCTCAGAAGCGATCTTGCAAGGTTTGAGCGTGGAGTGGCTCAGTTCTGCCCCGTTCCCCTTACACAAGGTATGTATGATAGCCTTGTTAGCTTTAGTTTCAATGTCGGTCTTGGAACACTCCAGCGTTCAACGCTTCGGCAAAAGCTGCTTCGGGGCGATAAAGCGGGTGCTGCGGAAGAACTCTTGAAGTATTGCATGGCTGGTGGGAAAATACTCAAAGGGCTGCAAAAACGTCGGATTGACGAACGCGCCATGTTCTTGTCATAGGAATCGAAATGCCCTTACAGAAACTTGCATTCAGGCCGGGAACCAACCGAGAAAGCACCAACTACGGCAATGAAGGCGGATGGTGGCAGACCAACAAGGTGCGCTTTCGTTCTGGTATGCCAGAAAAAATTGGCGGTTGGGTAAAGGATGCTGGCCCTCTTGCTGCAACGTATGCGCCTCCCACGGGCACAATATGGGGCGTGTGCCGCTCCTTGTGGAATTGGATTACGTTGTCTGGGTACAACTTGTTGGGCCTGGGTACCAACCTCAAGTACTACATTCAAAACGGGACTGGCGGCACCTTTTATGATGTGACGCCTCTGACGGGTATTCCTCCCGCTGCGGTCAATGTTGCCTCGAATGCGTTTACCACTCCCGCATC